CAGAAATCAGAGCGACGGCAATGTTAACACGATTATCATTGCCACGCGATGATATGAAACGAGTGTCCTACTCTGGGCTTCACTACCATACGAAGTCCTTGGGCACTTATGTAACTCACAGGGAGGACTCACTGACTCCCGTCGGCCACCACACTATTCCTTTAGTAAGGCGCGAGGAATTCCACACAATTCAGGACCCTTGGATGCTAGATGCGTTCAAGAATTATCCTATCGGCTACGATCTCAGCCTACTGGAAGGTTGGTCGCGCAGTTACTATTCAAGAGATGCGCATGTAGACGCTATCTTGAGATTCGCCAAAGCAGAGCGTAGTGTCAAACCTACCGACGAAGCTATGGCCAACGTTGATTCTTATTGTCAACAGTACTTCAGTAGATTGCCGAAGGTAAAGTCTCTTGACTTTACATCGCAATTGCGAGATGTACCCTTCGAAAACGATTCTTCACCCGGTATCGGAATGCCAGGGCGTAAGGGCGACGAAGGAAATTTAGAGCGAGCGATTGCTCAAGCAAACGCAACCATACATAATTGTCTTCGGGGCAACATTGATCAGGTGATTGAACAGTCAACACCAGATGCAAGCTTTACTCGTACACAGTTGACCCAACTTTCGGACCACATGAAAGTTAGGCATGTCTTTGGACAGGCCTTTCAATACATTCTCATCGAAGGATGTACCGCATATCCATTAATGGAGATGTTCGCACAAGTCGACACATTCTTCTTCTGTGGATTGGATCCGAGAATACACGTTCCCGATCTTTTGATCGAGACGATGCAGAAGGCAGAGAGATTAATCAGTATCGATTGGTCTCATTTCGATTCATCAGTCGAACCTTGGGAGATCCAAGACGCATTCGATTTACTTGAATCAATCTTGACATTTCCAAATGTTGAATCTAGAGCAGCATTTGAATTTTCAAGAATCTTCTTCATCAACAGGAAGATTGCCGCACCGAACGGAGTTATCTACTTCAAACAACGAGGCGTACCATCGGGCAGTTTCTATACTATGTTGATCGATTCCATTGTTAATTGGCGTCGAATTTTGTATTTACACTACAAAGCATATTCCACTTTTCCGAAGATGCTCAAAACTCAAGGAGACGATAGTTTGAGTGGAGTGGACAGTACAGTTACACCGGAAGGACTCTACTTACAGATTCCTCAAGATACGACTTGGGTTATGAATCCAGACAAGTGTCCAACAGGCGAGTCAGGATCTACCGTTCCTTTCTTACAAAGAAGGCTCAAATTCGGAGATCAAGCCAGAGATGACCTTAAAGTAGAAAGATTGGCAATTTATCCAGAGTATGAAATACCGAGCGGAGAAATTTCTGCTTACAGAGCGAGAGCACTGTGGGAGGATACAAACTACTCCAGCAACGTATTAGGATGGGCGACAGAGTTTCTAGAAAAGAGGTATGGTCAACCAAGATCAGTTCCTATTAGATTTAGAACTTAC